TGAATAACACCTGCTGACATGGTGATTCCTTAATACATGTTCGGAAGAATAAGAATGGGCATGGCGATATTTCTGTTACGGGTCATATCCCATGAACCGGAATTGCGGTCCGCAAATACTTTGTTGTAGGCTGACCTGACGCTACCGCCTGACATGACCACGCCTTTGGTTCTGATATTTCCCCATCCACCTATCATTCGTACCTGAACGCCGGTATAGACTATCTGGCAGAACCCGCCGCCTATATCCTGGAATGCGTCGGTAATCTGGATTTGTCGGTCATACACAAAGGGGCGTTTCAGCGTGGAGAACGTGACCTGACCCGCGGCGTTGGTCATCGTGATACCGTCGCCGCCGACAGGTGCTGTCTGATTGAATATCACCAGGTCAATCGTCGCCGTTCCGGCCACATCGTCCCGCCCGGTGTAGGAAATATCGCGAACGATGATATTGCCGCCATCAAACCCCACCGACACATTCGGGTTATCCCATTTACCGAAAGGAATACCGCCCACAGGAAGCGGCGCGCTGCCGTTAACCGTAATGCGCCCGGAATAAGCGCAGGTCATCAGCGCGGCCTGATTGGATATGGCGGTGAAGTCAGTCGAGTTTGAAACAAACAGCCCTTCGTTATACGTCGCCGCAGGCAGCAGCTCCATGACGTAACCAGACCAGTCGGGGACAAGACTTTTTCCGCCTATGGTCTCAGCCCCGATGATGACCCCGGAATCACCGTTTCGGGTGACGCTGGTCATAATGGCCACATCAAACTCAGCAAAGGAATAGATGTAAATGGGGTTCGTTGGCACAACGATAGCCTGTGAACCAGGAACGAGTGGCGTATTGACAGGGTACTGCATTGACTGGGATGACCAGCCCGAGAAGGATGTGCAAAAACTTGGGGCACGCAGCCCCGCAGTAATTGCCATCACCGGACGGCCATCGTTGTAATTAATAAATATCCCTTCCGGCATTATTACCCCCTCCATGTTCCAATCTGAACACTCCCACCATTTGTCAGATTAACGAGAAGTCCATAACCATCGATTACGACTTTGTTATTTATCCCGTTAAAAGAGAAGTTCCCGCTGTCGGCATAGAGTTTCCCATGCAATTCAGCGTTTCCATTTTTATCAATGCGCCAGCCAGCTGAGCCTGCAACGAAGTTGTTCGACTGGATAAAATTACCAATCTTGGCATTGGTAATGCTGCCATCCTGAATAAACGCATCACTGATAAACACCTGACCATTCACCACTGCAAAGGGTGAATATTGCGTATCACCGCTGCCACTCATCAGGACGAACTGATTGGCGTTAAATCCGACACGAGTGACTACCGGCTTACCCGCTTCCGCCAGCACCGCAATCGACATCCCGGCACCGTAAAAAATATCGTTGATGCGCACTCCGACTTTCAGGGTATGAATGGCCGTAGCACTTGTAGCGTCAACGGTGGCAGTGAGCTTATCCTCAAGCGAGGCGGTTACATCTTTAATCTGCGCCTGGACCTGAGTGGACATTTCAGCCATCGCTTTATCAACATCTGCAATGGTCGTTTTAACCACCAGAATATCCGCGCGTACTTCACCATACTGCGCCCACTGGTGTTCCACGGTTGCATGGTTGGCCAGCGCGTTCTGCAATGCGGCTTCGAGGTTAGTATCAATGTCGCTTGTCAGGCGATCACCGTCGGCTGACGTCAGGAAGCCATCAGCAATATCCCCCAAGTAATCATCAGCATTCGCATTGGATTCGCCACGAACCCAGTCGGTCCAATCACTCTGATTACCAATGCGATCGACCAGACGAGCCCGGTACCAGAACTCCTGACCAGCCTTCAAACCCAGTTGGGTATATGTGTGTTGCGGATACGGAACGCCAGCAAGCAGCAGTGGGTTATCCCCATTTCCGTTTGCTGAATACTGCAGTTCGGTCTGGAGGGTATCACCTGTATCTGCCGGAAAGGACCAGTCAACCTGTATACCCCAGTTGATTGCTGTGGTGCGCAGACCAACCGGCTTGGGAACATCCCCAGTACGTCCAGTGAGATGAGTCAGCACAGAAGAGGTCCACAAACTGGACGCTCCACCAGAGTTAATGGCGCGGACTCTCACGAGGTAATCGCCTGAGAAAATCCCGGCGATCTCTATATTGCGCAGGCCTGTTTCGGGAATGTTGATCCACTCATTATCACCACGTTTCCACTGTGCCTGATACGCGACAATATCCGCCTGAGGTTTCCCATTTTTATCTACTGGCGCATCCCAACTCGCAACCATGGTCGCAATACGCTGCCCCTGCCGGACCGAGTCGTAACTGCTAATCGCGATATTCGTGGGCTGGCTAACCAGGCCTGTCGGTAACAGACTAATCGGCGACGTATCCAGCCGGGCGTTGTTATCAACGGCATCGTATTTTGCGCCGTTGTACTCTGCACCGGTGATACTGTAGGTGTTCTCTTCATCGTTAAATGTCAGATTGGTTACGCGGAAATACTGCAGGCGCAACTGACCTGCATCGATAACAAAAATGGCATTAGGTAATGGAGCGGCGGTAAACGCAGTTGCCAGTATCAGTTGCTGGCCGTTAACCGCCTGAATGGTTCTGCTCTCAACGGTACCGCCTTGGGTACGAATCATCAGCGTATCACCCGCCACCGCACTCGTGCCGCGATCGGTAGTTACTGACTTCAACCCTGCATCGTAATCAGTAATACGTCCACCATAGACACGCCCAGACAGCCGCTCATCTGCAAACGCAAATACGGTCCCCGGCACATAAGCGAAGCCATCAAGTCCCGTCTGGACAGTGATAATACGGTCCAGAGAATTGGAGTACACTGCCCAACCACCCCGGCGCTGAGCTTCGCTTTCACGTGTGCAGCCAATCGCGGTTAGCTGAGTCTGCTTAAACTTGAACTGCTTAACCAGTTCGGGGAACATCACTGCAGTAGTGCGATCCTGATAGTGGTTATCCGGATCACTAAAGTTAATCAGCGCTGAGCTATAGCGGTTCTTTTCACTGCCGCTGGAATAGGTTGGTTTCCCGACCACAGAGGCACGGGTGAGGATCTGAAGTTTTGACGTATCTGCTGGCATATCAGAGACAACATTGAACATGTTGTTGCCCCAGAACGTCATGCCGTTAAAACCTGCCGCAATATCCTTAATCACCTGCCAGGCATCAGCCTGAGCCTGGATATAAACGTCAAACATAAAGCGAGGCTCGGTACCGCTGCCCCCCTTTCCATCCGGTACCTTCTGATCGCAGCGCTGGGCAATACGATATAGCTCCCATTTATCGAGCATCGCTGGCGTAACCCTGCGACCTAGGCCAAAGCGCGACTCAGTAAGAATATCGAACCAAATCCATGCAGGATTATTCGTCCATCCCCATTTGAATGTACCGTCCCATGTACCGCCATAAGTGCGTGTAATCGGATCGTAGTTCTGCGGGATGCGGATCACCCGGCCTTTCGGCTTGCAGGATATCTTCGGGATGTTGCTGAATGCTTTGGCGTTGAATGACACATACAGCAGCGCGGTATGTGGATAACGGAGACGCGCATCAATCACCTCGGTGATCGCCTGTACCTGCGTTTTGTTCTGGAGCATTTGGCTGGTACTGTCTTCGGTATCGCGCACGACCCGAATCTGCCAGCCTGTGTTCGCTTTCGGTAGGTTAATACGGTGCGTCAACTCATAGAGAGAGCTGAGTTTCTCCGTAACAGTTTTGGTCATTACGGTGCTGTACGCGCCGCCATCAACGGCAAGGTCGATATGGTACTGAACCGTAGTACCGACAATATCCCCATCGTTTTCCTGCTGTTGAAGGCCTGGAATGCCAACGCGTACCAATACGGCATCGATCTGGATATTGCTGATAGCTCGAGTCCATGGCGTGGCCTTTGTCAGCGATACGCCAACCGTAGTTTCATTCTCGACAGCAGGAAATCCCGGTATTGGTGTCTGGGTCTGTGTGCCAGGCCGGAAATCCCATGACACATTTTCAAAGTTCATCGTTCCGTCGTGGTTTCCCAACGGCGTACCGTCCAGGAATATCCGGGTCGCATCCAGGCCACCAGCAAACTCACCCTCCCCGAGCGCCAGCAGCATGCGGCAGCGCGCCATTGACTGAGCCGAATCGGGCTGCTCTACAGGCGTGTGCTGCTTCTGGCTGCCACCCTTTGCACCAGTGATCGCTTCCATATTACATCCATAAAAAAAGCACCCAATTGGGTGCTTGATATTCAGAAAGGAGTTTTCAGATGTCTTCTGCGACTATGCCAGCACTGATGATGGCGCCGCCAATCTCGCGCTCCCCATAAAGAAGCGCGACCGGGTTACCCATCGCAAGGGTGTTCACCGAGCCACCGAAGGCATATGAGGGTTTATTGTCAGGATCGTCTCGCCCCTGTAGTCCTTTTGGTTGGGGAGACAGCATCTGGTAGATACCGCCAGCCATCATTGATGCACCGGACATTACAAGCCCGGCACCGAATGTCAGGCCAACACCTGTCCAACTAGTCATTGCGCCAATAACAACCCCAGCAACAACCATGACAGCCCCCAGAATGGTCTGAAACATACCCGCCTTTTTCGCCCCTTCCATCACTGGCGCGATGCGAATATCGCTTTCCCCGGATAGCTCCTTAAAATCATCAACTCCGATATTGCGTTTCCCGCGGAACACCGCAAACGTCATACCGTTCTTTTTGGCGTTCATCAGGTAACTTTCCAAACCGTCCAGGTTGATGCAAAGCGCCTTTACCGCCTCAGCTGATGTCTGCACCGCCAGCCTGTGAACACGGCCAAACCGGGCTCCAAGTACACCGTACAATCGAATCGTGGTTAAACGCGCCATGGCTGAATCTCCTGCAGTAGCTCTTTGTGACGGACGCAGATCATCGTTCTGTCTTTGAAATAACCTCGTGCATACGGCGTGATGCAGGATGGTTGCCCGTACAGATGGTGAAGCAGCTCGCCTTCCTCGGTAATGATCCCCGCGTGATTCCACTTACTGGATTCAACCTGCATGATGACCATACAGCCTGGCGACGGGTCGCATTCGATAAACCCCTCCCGTTCCCAGTTGTCGAAATACAGGTTGTCCGGGTACTGGCTTTCCCACCATGGGTAATCGACGCGGAAATCGTTAAGCATCACGCCTTGGGTGGCATGCCAATCCATTACCAGTCCCCAGCAGTCATTTGAGCCCAGGATAAACGGACGCCCGATAAGGGGTACCGCCTCCGGCATTATCTCAGCGTATTCGTCACTATCCGGCGCGTAAATACCCCAGACCACGCCGGAGTTATTACACTGCTGGCGATCGAGATCTGAAGCTATTGCACGCGCGCCATCACCCGGGTGCGAGTGAATGACACGGATTATGGTTCCGCTATCTTCAGCATTCGCCCAATACTCGCCGTCAATACGGAAATGCTCTGTCGGGTTTTCGTGCCTATTCGGTACCGGGATATACCGCTGGCGCCGTCCTGACTGGATGACGAAGCCGCAGCATTCGCGCGGGGATACCTCCAGTGCATGAGTCCGGATAGCGTTCATTATCGTTTTGTTCATATTGAAGTCCGGTTATCGGGAGAAGAGAACAGTTGCCGGGAATCCACCAAAATCGAGAGTGGCAGTATTAGGTTCAGCCAGGCCCGCACCAAATCGCTTGCGGCAATCGCTCAGGCAACCACCGCACACGTCCAGCGCAGGGTCAGCAACCGCATTCCCTTTCGCATCAAAATACGCTGTTCCGTTGTAGGTGCAGCCGTCACCGCTTCGGTACTGGCCGCGCAGAGCCCACTCGCACAGCGATGTAATTTGACGGGTGGGAATAACTAGGTTCTGCAAATCCGCTGGGCTACTCAACGCCCACGTCACCACTTCATCATCTTCAGAGGTTTTCGTGTCCAGCCAGAAAGTCTGGAGAGTAAACATCGACGGATCAGCTGTCGCGTTCACGCCACCAGGGAAGTTCACCGCATCGAGGTAAACAGTGTAGGTGTCGATGATACTCACCTTAGCGTTAACCATGTCCTTGAACTGCAGGCAGAGCGCAGTGATATGCCCGTCAAGGTTCGATACGCTAAGTTTCGGCTCAGCGGCCTGGTCGGTCGAGAGAGCGAGGTCAGAAATCTGGAATGGCCAGAAGTCGAAGGTTTTACCATCCCAAAATATGGGCTTTGGTCCAAGTTTAGTCTCATCGCCTTTCGCCGCTTCGATCTCGGCGGGTGTATGGGGAAATGGACTGTAGTGGAAGCGATGAATACCGCCACTGAACTCTGAAGCATCTACTTCAACCAGCCGGACTCTACCGCCCGGCGCCAGCATTGCAGCTGTATCAATCAGTGCTGTCATGCTCCACCTCAGGCATAGACGCCATAGGCGCGCTTAATCGTGAATGTAAGCTCAGCGAATTTGCTGCTAATCTGGTTTTTGCGCACGGAGTCGGCGACAACGCGGTACAGTCCTTTCTCTTCGCCCGGCGGCGTGATGATGAAAGCCTTAACGGTATGCGCCAGGAGAAAGTCCCGAACGGTATTCACTTCAGTATCAACGCCCACATGCTTCATTGGTACCTGAATAGCCGTCGAGTTAATGCCGTTCTCGGCCACCTGCTCGTAGCCATCACCGAACTGCGCAGAGCGTATTGTTTGACTGTATTCTACGGCCCCCGCGCCGAGCTGCGAGTGCCAGTTGTAGGTTTCAACTGCCATATTTGCTCCATAAAAAAACCCAGCCGGAGCTGGGTTAAAAGATAGGTTATTTATTTGGCTAATGAAAAATTGACCTGAAACAACGTCATTGAAAAAAGAATTAGTTACTTCACATATATAAAATGATGAAATATGCGACACTCCGTCGATATTTTTATCCATCATAGCTAACCAATTCACAGGGATAGTTTAATGAATATTGTGCATTATGCAGCCATTGGAGCTGTAGCTTTCGTAGTTGTTCTAACGATTTTGGTGATTAACATCATTAAATTGAAGTCAGCAAGGGCTGATGCAGCAGAAAAGGCAGCAAAACTTGAGCGCTACGCGACAATCACCAATGCTGAAACAGAAGCTGAACGAATCGTGAACGCAGCTAAGCAAACCGCAGAAGAGTTAATTATTGATTCGCAAAACAACCTTGACGAAGCAAAAGCTGTGGCAACCAAAACTATTGCAGCCAGTGAAAAAGATGCAAAATCCATAACTCAGCGTGCGGAGGATATTCTATCAGATGCTCGTTTAGCAGCTAAGCGAATGAACGCAGAAGCGCTAACTGCTGTAGAAACACAAAGAGTCAAGCGTACAGAAATTGAGAAGCAGATTGATGAGCTGCGCAAATCCTATCGTGAGAAAAAAATTACTTACGATGAGTTGGAAGAAGCGCTATCAATCTATAAAGATGATATGGAATTTGCCGACATGGGGTTCTATGCACCACACTTCGATTTTGAAACATCGGCCAGTTTTCAGAATGCGATCAAGGCATGTCGCGAACGACAAAAAAATCTGCTACGTGACAAAACTGAATTTGGCGCAATACATTGCCCTACTGAATGGACGGTAGGTGGCTCTAAAAGCGAAGGTCGGAAAATGACCACTCGCGGCATTCAGATGACAGCACGTGCATTCAACGGTGAATGTGATGCAGCTATTGCAAACTGTACATTTAAAAACGTTTATCAAATGGAGCAAAGAATTTATAAAGCATTTGATGCCTTGAATAAGATGAATGAGGTTAACCAGATTTACATTAATCGTGCTTTTTTAGATTTGAAGCTAGATGAACTTCGACTTACACATGAATATCGTTTAAAAAAACAAGAAGAAAGAGAAGAACAACGTGAAATCCGCGCTCAGATGGCTGAGGAGAAGCGAGCTCAAGCCGAAATTGATCGTGCACTTCGAGAGGCCGAAGATGAAGAGCGTCGCGCCCAAAAAGCGTTGGATAAAGCCCGTAAAGAAATGGAATCGAAGCTAGCCCAAATGACAGCTGAGCAAGTAGAGAAGCACCAAGCTAAGGTATCCGAACTAGAGCATGCCTTAGAAGAGGCGTTGTTGAAAGGCCAAAAAGCTCTTTCAATGGCTCAGCAAACTAAACGCGGTCATGTGTACGTTATTTCTAATATTGGTTCGTTTGGTGATGATGTTTTTAAAATAGGAATGACGCGTCGACTTGATCCTCAAGATCGAGTGGATGAACTGGGTAGTGCATCAGTTCCATTCCTGTTCGATGTTCATGCAATGATTTTCAGTGAAGATGCCCCAGCAATGGAAAGCATGCTCCATCAGCGTTTCAATGAGCAACGCACTAACCTAGTTAATAAGCGTAAAGAGTTTTTCAATGTAAAATTAAGCGATATTAAAGATGCTGTATTTGAGATTGCAGGAAATGATGTAGATTTTATCGAAACAGCAACTGCTCAGCATTATTATGAAACAAAGGCAATTCGTAAGCAGAAAGCGGATATCATTTCAGTTGTTCCTCAAGAGGAAAAACTACCTAGATTTGCGGACGCAATATAACATTTCAATGACAAATTTAAGGGCGGTTTTTAATCGCCCTTTTATGTTAAAAGTCATTAGTTACATGTTTTTGTAATAGCCGACTTTAGAATCAAAGTCCTGTTTTGCGAGAGGCGTTTGGCTTGTCACATAAGTCTCCCAAGAGCTATACGCCTCTACGAGCGCGCGCTTTTCTTCTGCATCCTTAGTGCTCGATTTCATTATTTCAAACACTCCAGAAGCATTCTCTTTGCGTTTGTTTTTTCTGTTAGCGCCGCAAGTCGCTATTGCATCGGCTACAGAATCATTCCACCCAACCAACTGCAGGATCTCCATTCTCTTTTGAATCACGAACTGATCCGCAGACGCATTCCGTGCCTGAGTCGACAGGTATTCAGCAAACTCCATTTTGTTCATTGGCACCTTTGAGACTGGCTCAATATTTACGTCACACTTCGAAAGCTCATTATACTTGGCTTGTTTTTGCGCGTTGTTGACTGGAGCATTACCCGCGCACGCAGAAAGAGCCATTGCTAACACCACTGTCGTGAAGACCTTTTTCATTATCATCCCCTGATTAGTATGGTTTTGACATAATAACCAGGGGAGGCATCGGTGTAACCAGGTACGGGTGATATTGCCATATCAGAATTTAAGACGATGCCTATTTTGACTGGAACTGCCTACCAAGGAGGCCATCACTTCGAGTTGCCCTCATAAGGATCTCCGTCACCTTAGTTTCTATTTCCTTCCCTAACGCCCGCGCTGCGGCGTCTCCGTCTCCAGATGTGTTAGATGTTGCATTGCCCTTATTATCGACATAAATATCAATGTTGACCTGCGGCTGGGCTCCACCTCCACCCTGCGCCCTGACACCAAGTCTTCCAGCAGAATCCCGTGTCAGCGGCATGATGGCCTCTTCGCCAGCCTCAGCAAATACTCCGCCTTTGGCGAATTTAGATGCCCCCTGGAAAGTGAAATACTGAGGAGAGTCGTAGACGCCATTCACGTACTTACTGAGGCCCGGAGACTCATAGACTCCGCCTTTTGCGTTCGGGGTGAATGATGGAACAGCGAATGATTGCCCGCCCCCAGCCGAAGTACCAGAGCCACCACTGATCCACCCCATTGCGGCCTGCACTGCATATGCAACCATGAGGCGGTTCGTCACATCAAGGATCATCTTGAGCATGGATTTGCCGAATTCTTTAACTGATGCTTTGCCAGTGGTCATCAGCTCAGTCAGCATGTCGCTCAAGCCGGTCAACGTGGAGCTGGCGACGTTCTTCACGGCGTCATAGGTATTCGTGGCGGCCTCAAGATATTCATTCCAGCCACTAACTGCCCCTGCTTTCCAGTCACCCCGCAGCTTATCCTCTTCGGCGTAGTAGTTACGAAGAGCTGCCAGCTCTTTCTCGTAGCCAGCATCCTCTAATTTACCACCACCATTGATCCATCCCTGACGAAGCTGCGCCTCTTCATTCATTCTCTGGGCCATGCGACTGCTTAAACCCGACCCGCTACGTAACGCCTCAGATTTTTCAGTCATCTGCGTGACATACTTATTTGCCTGTTGTGCCAGGCCGTTAATCTTCTGTTGTACCTCTACTTCTTTGTTCTTCTGATCCACAACCTTCGCGGCATTCAGAATGGCTTCCCGGCTAGACAGAAGAGATTTCTCCTGTGCGGTGAGGGCTCGGGTTTTGGCGGCCTCGTCCAGTTCCGCAAAACGTGACTGCTGCTTGCCCAGTTCGGTGTTTTTGGCGTGAATATCGCCGGTCTGACGCAGGGTTTCGAGGGTTTCCGTTAAGGTCCTTGCCTGCGCCCGGTAGTTCTCCAGAGTGCGATCGCCAGCATCCAGCGTGGCTTTGGCTTCTTTGGTCTTTTTGGCTGAGTCTTGTGCAAGCTTCGAGACTGCGTCTCTTGATTCTCGACTTGTTCCGCCATCACCTTTTACGTTAGACCCTCGCGCTTCAGCCTCATAGTTTGCCTGTGCGTTAGGCGCAGTGACGCGCTTCCAAAGCTCGTTATAGCGTTTTTTGTTCGCCTCAATCTCTTTGTCCGCTTCCGCACCAGCCTTTTTCATTGCCTCAACGTCCATGCCGAGGAAATTAGCCAGCGCACCGCCACCCGGGATTTTATCTGCCCAGCCAGCGATGGTGCTGGTGAACTTGGCGTCCAGAGAGGTGATATTGAGGAACAAGTCTTTGATCGAGGACTTAACCAGTTCGAAAATATCGATGATCTGGTTTCCCCATGCGCGCACGGTAATACCTATATCGCCGAAGGTGTCAGAAGCGCTCTTTTTAAGGTTTTCCCACGTTTTACCGATATTATCGGTCGCTTTGTTGGTCTCCTCTGCGCGCTTTGCCATGACGCCTGCAAACAGCTCAATAGCTTCGGTAACAGCCGCCTGCTCCCCCTTCTGCTTACGTAGCTGGATAATGTGCTTGATCATGGCTTCATCAACGAAACCATATTGTTCATTGAGGCTGGCAAGCCCTTTAACCGGATCGCTGACAATCTTTTCGAAGTCGCTCATTGCCGCTTTGGTATCATTTCCGGCCTTACCCATGAGGGTGATGGTCGTTGCGACCTGCTTCATCTGGCTTGCGGTATATTTGCCAGTATCGTTCAACGTAACCAGCGTATCGACAGTGGAGCTAATCGATGTATTCGTCTTGCCAGCCACTTCCTCAGCGGCCTGGTTGAGCTGCTGCATTGAGGAGAAGCCAGCCCCACCCATCATGATGACAGAGCGTGCCACCTGCTCAAATTGCTCCGAGGAGTTATACGCTGCGGCAGCCAGCAGGCCGATCGTGCCAATCAGCCCACCAAGTGCGATTGTGGTAGGGTTAATCATCCCAGCCATGCTGCGGATGTATTCGCCGACGCCGGACAACGCCCCCTGAACCGAGCCGAACTGGTCTTTAATCTGCCCGCCCTGTTGCAGCAGAATCAGGAACGGCGACTGACCGCCAGCCAGCTGCGTGGCGATATCGGTGAATTGCGCCGGAAGCGTGCGCATTGCTGCGCTGTACTGACCAACGGAGATTCCAGCGCGCCGGGCAGCAGCTTCCTGCCGGGATAGCGCCTCTGGTAGTACGTCTGCGACACCAGAGAGGCGCTCACGCGTCTGGTTAAGGATTGTGTTGAAGTGCTCGAACTGAGCGCCGTTAATGTGCCCTGCTTCGAAATGGGCCACCAGCTGTGCGTGCTGTTCATCCAACGAATTGAACGCGCGGATAGTCGGGTCGATGGATCCAAGAAGGTTCTTTAACGCTGCGGACTGCTTCTCTGCCGCCTGGGTAGCGGCTAATTCGGCCTGAGCACGCTCCGCGGCTTCTCCGGTGTCGGTCAGCTTGAGACGGGTGTCGTCCAGGATTTTGTTGTAAGCCTGAAAGGTATCGGTATCCAGGAAACCTTTGGCCTGGAATTTCCGCAGCGATTCTTGCTGCTCATCCAGGCGGTTTAAGGCCTTGGTAACCGGGTCGATATTCTCCAGCAGCCCTTTGAGCGCGTTCTGCTGCTCCTTAAGTCCTTCACTGCCTTGCTTCGCAGATTCAGCGCCAGCGCGGAACACGCTATTCAAATCATCTGCTTTATCTACGGCACCGGCCGCCGCCTGGCCGAGTTTATCCAGTTCGTTGCTGGCTGTTTTCAGGTCAGAAACATCGGCCCGCAAAGTAATCGAGGCGATCTGGTCTGTCATTATTTCGTCTCCTTATGCATTACCTTGAGAGCCTCGCTTTCCATAATTTGAAGGTCAGCCATGCAGGCCGCCGCATCCTCAACCCCGTGTAACTCGAACATCCAGGGGAGAACGTTGTAATCAAGGCCTGTCGCCCCGCTTGCGCCGACTCGCCACTGGGTCGCCAGGGAAGAGAAGATGGTGAAGGACCTCCACACCGAGGGAAGGATCCCTACCTCTTCCTCCACGTCCTCAGGCGTCAAACCAAAAGCGCTCAGCTCCGGAAGCGTCGGTCCAGGCGTATACAATGCTGCGGCGACCTGCCTCAGTTTTTTTCGCGGATACCCATCAGCTCTTTGGTGTATGCCAGACCGATGCTGTCGAATGCGCGTGGATAGTTCTTCAGGAGGACGATCACGTTATCGCGATTGAACTCATCCGGCAGCGCCCAGCCTTCGACAATTTCCATGAGGTAATCGGCCTGCGGCTCAATAGCAGCCTTTTTACCTTCAGCAGCCTTTTGCAGCTTCTCGTCCATGGAGCGCAGCTCTTCCAGCGTCTTATGGCGGAAGGTGAAGGTCAGTTTGCCGTCTTCGGTGCCAGCTCGCGGGATACTGGCTGTCACGGAAAAAGTTGGGTTCGGGATCAGGGAGAATTTGGTCATTTGTTTATCTCGGTAAGGCCCGGATTACCGGGCCAGATTAATCAAGTAATGCTGACGGTGCATCCGGCAGAAGTGAGCGTCTTGCCTGCGGCGTCGGTAACTTCGCAGGTATACACCCCAGCATCGGAAGACTGAGCGGACGGAATGTTGAGCGTGGATGCGGTTTTGCCCGGAATGGCTGTGCCGTCCTTCTTCCATACGTAGGTATACGGCGCGGAACCGCCCTGCATGACCACCGACAGATCCAGAGCTGCATTAGCAGCAACAGACTTGGTTGCTGGCAGGTCGGTCAGGAACGCCAGAGGTGTAGCAGAGGAGTCAGCAATCGGGTAAATCTGCATATCCGATTCGAAGTTCATGCGCGCTTCGTTGCTTTCCACTGCGTTGATTTCGGTACGTGGTACACGCTGGAAGGATACTTTTGCAGAGTAGTATCGATCGGCTTTGCCGCGCGGGTTGTGGAACCAGACCGCCGTGGTGTCGCTGGAGTCATCCAGGTCGATGAGACGTTTATAAATCGCCAACTGCGGGTCATGCGCGAAGGTGTAGACCTGTACCACCGCATTTTTGAAAGTCGGGATGGTACGGGCCTTATCATCCTCCAGGAACTGGACACTGATAGTCTGCTGATCGCCGCCTTCAGTGGACAGCGTCATGACCTGCGGCATGGTGATCCACGAATCGATTTTACGCAGCGTGCCTGCGCCGGTGCCCGCCGGGAATTTCTTGGTATCGGTGGTATCAAACGCTTCCAGCACGATTTTCGTACCGGTTACTGACTTGACACGCACCACCATGTTGTCAAGCTTCAGCCATCCTGAATTAACCTGAACAACATCGCCCGCGAGGATGCCAGCCGCAGAGGCAACGGTCAGTTCGCATTCCGTCGCATTGGATGCCGCAGTGAAGACAATCGGCGCAAGATACGCCTTGGCCACGTTAACACGCGACCCGTTAGGGATTGCGAATGCCATAGCACTCTCCTGAATTTAGGTAATAAAAAACCCGCCGGGCGGCGGGTCAGTAATCAGCGCGGTACTGCATGCTGACAGGGGTGGTGTAGGTGATAGAGCCGGTAGTGCCGTTGGGTGATGATGTGGGGCGATCCTGTATAGGTTGGCGCACCTGCGGCGGGCCATTGATATAAACGGTCAGGTCACCATCCACCAGCGGCAGCCCTTCGGGAAAAGCATCTGCGACCGACTTTGTCAGCCCTCTGGCCAGAGTCACGCCGCTACCTGCTGGTGCAATGATATTGAGCTGGAGAATGCCCTGGTATGTACGCAACTGACCTTCCAGGTCCTGCCCCACGGTTTGCGCTGGTAAGACATAAACGCGCCCATAAGGGGCATCATCAGGCGGGGTAAAAGCGATGTTAGGCCAGGCGATCGGCAATCCGAGCGACTCAGCGATAATCGCCACCCGGCTCTCCAGCAATACAGCAATTCGCATGGACTGGTCACCGGCCATTGCGCACCTCGTTCATTGCCTCGCGGAAGTATTGGGCTGCATCCAATGCGGTCAACCCGACCATACCGCCGGGCGCCTGGTTTGAATGTCCGTTCTCCAGTGCCTGGGCATATGGCAGGTTGTTAGTGAAGTAAATCGTGCTCACCTGACCTACTCTGAACACCTCAAGCACCGCCAGACCGCGGGAGTTTGAACCCTGCCCCGAAGCGTCCGGGGTATCGTTCGTTTCTGTTGGCTGGCTATCGAACCCGACATACCAGTTGTTCTTGAACCGACCACCGACATAACCCTCAGGCTTTTTGATGTCCATCGAGTCGTTTACACGCAAACCGCGTTTTAGTCGTCCCGATTTGGTCAGGTTGGCAGGATCATCGCGAAGGGCAGCATTATGTTCACGCACTGCAGTATTATAAGCAGAGGCCGTTTGGTTCACTTGCCAGGTCTCCGGCTGCCCGACTGGTGACATCTCCACCAATCTACCTAGGATTTTGATACCCGTCCGGCGCACCGCCTCGTCAATCTCCTGCTTTGAGCCATCAACGAACAGCTGAATAGCAGCCAGGAACGGCTGATTTACGGAACTGGTCATATCAGGTCCTTAGCTGAATGTTATAGGAGATCAACACGTCTGCCGGCTTAACCGGATTCGGCTGTACCACGCGCCACTTTTGGCCGTCGATATCAATGATGTCACCGATGCGCACCTCAGTTTCAAACGTGGCCGCCAGCTTCTTATCGCCTGTAGCAATCAGAGAGCCGTCGATTTCACGAGTTGAGTATTCAGTGATAACGCCGGTAACGGTCGCGATAACAGGCTCGGTGGTAATCTCTTTCCCGTACTGATCGCGGGTGGTGGTACCGCCTCGGGTCAGTTGGTAGGATTTGCCGTTATCCTTCAGGAGCAGCGTTGCCGTAGCGCGCATGCGGCGATAGTCGATTGCCATGCTACCCCCTTTCGACCCGGACCTGGTTGCCGCCCACTACAAGCCCGCGCAGTGCGGAATAGAACCATGGGAATGACGGAGAAGCTTTATTCGTTCCCGGCTCATACTGGACTGTTACCGCACCCTCGACGCGCTCCATCGTCACCGCCCCACCGCCAGCGACCGACGGGGTGAGGTCAATCTCCTGCGATTCGATGGCCAGGCGACATTGAGCATCAATCAGGCGCTGTGGAATCGCATCATTCGACAGGTCAACACCATCGAAGCGCACGCCGGAACGCGGCCAGGATAGAGGCTGTGATGCGCTGGATCGCTGACCGCGCCAGGCCTTCCCTTCCAGAAAGTCCATTGCCTGCATCAGCATCTGACCGCACTCACCATCATCTGCAGGAATGCTATATCCGCGCCCGGCGGCAAATGCCCGCAGGTCTGACACGCTGGCGTAGCTGTTGAAGCCTGGAGAGTTGGGATCGGCAACCAGCATGGTTATTCCTCCAGACGCCAGTCCAGCGCCAGCCAGTTATCCACTTCATCAGGATGAACATCTGCGCGCAGCGGGCCGCCAGGGAATTCTGGGGTGTCACGTACCATGACCACCAGCTCAATACCCTGCTGTTCCTGCTGCTGTTCCTGCTGCTGTTCCTGCTGCTGTTCCTGCTGCTGTTCCTGCTGCTGTTCCTGCTGCT